GAAAAAAGTATATGGTAGTGACGATAAAAGTATGCATAAGGTAGAAAAAAAACTTATATCTGCCTATAAAACACAATAAAATCAAGGAGAGGTTATTCTAAACGCAGTAAAGGAGAATGTTTATTTATTCCTAAACAAAACAGGAGGACTAAATGAAAGCTAAATTAGAATTCAATTTACCAGAAGAAAAAACAGACTTTATATGGGCTTGTAAAGGTTCAGACTTCTAAAACTTAAACTAAACCTTATGCTGACTGGCTAAGAGGGTAAAACTGACTTACAGAGGCATAACAGAAACCGAAAGGAGTATGTTATGTCTTTTTCTATATGTAAAACCTGCCAAAACAAATCTTGCTTAAAAACAAAGAAACCTTGTAAAAAAGTAGAGAAAATCTTACGTGCAGAAGGGGTGTATTCTGCGGACTGGATTAGACCAGAGATGCCCAACAACCAAAAACGTAAGAAATGGGGCAGATGGCGTGAAATACCCATATCAAGTCTTAACTCTAAAGGCAGAAAAGATGCCGGGATTAGTGAGAAGTGGGGTTCTCAAGAATAACTCCTTGACAGTTGCCCACTACTATTGAGGGATAGTATATTTGATGATTTGGCGAGGTTTGGGGGTGAAGTCCTGCCTTAAGGAACGCAAACCCCCACTTTTATTATGGGACACAAGTCAAGACTTAATTGGCAAGGAAGTTGTTTAAGATTTGACTGTATAAACAAAAACCAATGCTCAAGTTGTATTAACTTCAGTAAATACGAGGGTAAAGATGGCAAAAGTAGGAAGACCGCTAAAGTTTAAAACAGTAGAAGAACTTAAACAGAAGATGGACAAATATTTTAAAGATACTCCTAAAGAGAAGTGGTCTATCACCGGACTTGCGTTAGCCCTTGACACAGATAGGATTACGTTAATTAGATACGGAAAAAAGGACGAGTTTAGTAACACCCTAAAAGAAGGAAAGACTAAGGTAGAAAATTCTTACGAGCTAAGGTTAATTGATAAAGGTAGAAGTGGAGATATATTTGCACTAAAAAACTTTGGCTGGACTGACAAAATACAGCAAGAAAACACAGGAGATATAAACTTTAACATAAGAATAATAGGAACAGATGGATAAAGACCTTGATATAAGGTTACACCCTCACCAGAAAGAAGTCTTTTTAGATAAGACAAGGTTCAGGGTATTGGTAGCAGGAAGAAGGTGGGGTAAGACAGTATTATCTTGTAACGAGCTATTAACATCAGCATTACTAAACCAAAACTCTCTTAATTGGTATGTAGCTCCTTTATATAGACAGGCAAAGACAATAGCCTGGCAGATACTTAAAGACAAGTGTAAAGAACTACCACGAGAATTAACCCCGAAATATAACGAAAGCGAATTATCTATACTGTTTCCAACAGGTTCAAGAATAGAACTTAAAGGTGCTGATACTCCTGAAAGTTTGTTAGGTGTAGGTGTTAAGTTTCTGGTAATAGACGAGGTAGCCTCAATACCTAACGCAGAAAGGACTTGGCAAGAGATATTAAGACCTATGTTATCTGATACACAAGGCAGGGCATTATTTATAGGAACACCTAAGGGTTTAAACTATTTTTACGAACTATTCAAACGAGGCGAAAGTCCGGAATATAAAGATTTCAAGAGTTTCAGGTTTATCTCTACAGATAATCCATTTTTACCTGACGGTGAAATAGAACAAGCTAAAGAAGATTTAAGACCTGAGATATACAAGCAAGAATATTTGTGTTCTTTCTTATCATCAGACCAGAACATACTTATCAGGTTAGAAGATATAGAGGATTTACGAGGAAACAACTTTACTGAAGATAACCTTATAACACATATATCCTGCGACCCCGCGGTAGTCGGCGGTGATGAATGTATTGTATATGTCTTTGAAAACACCAAGATAATTGATGAGAAGTCGTTAAACCTTACAGATACCCAGAAGATAGCTTATGAGATAGTGTCATTGGCACATAGATATAAAGCAAGAGGCATATCAATAGACAGTGTAGGTGTGGGTAAAGGTGTATCAGACTGTATAGCTATGCTTATAAAAGAACAAGATATTAAACTGTTACCCATTTCTTCAGGTGAGAAGTCGTCAGACGACAGGTTTACTAATCGCAGGACAGAGATGTGGTGGTATGTATGGGAACAGATGAAAGATAAAAGGATAATATATCCTGAAGATTTAGAGTTAAGACGACAATTATCTAGTGTAGAATATAAAATAGTAGTCGAAAATAAAGTAGCACTTATCCCTAAAGCTAAGACTAAACTATTGTTAGGGCGTTCACCGGACAGAGCTGACGCTTATGTTTATGGTATATGGGGGTTAAAACATTTTACCCCGAAGAAAGAAACACTGTATAAAAGACGCCAGAACAAATGGTTTAAACAAACAAGAAGTCCTTACGGATGGAAACTAGGAGCATATAATGCGTAAAGAGGCAAACATTAAAGAGAAAGCACAGAAGAAGAACATAACCTTTGATTTAAAGGAATATCTTACCGATTTAAGGTTTAAGATAGGCAAAGACGATACCGACAGAGCTATATGGAAAGAGAAGATGATAACAGCCTCTAACCAGAGGTTAGGTATCAAACGAGTAACTAACTATCCTTACGAGAACGCCCCGGATATTCCGTTACCTGAAACAGATAAACTTATAAAGAAACAAACTCCTAACTTAGTTTTAAGTGCCTGGAGCGTAAAAAAGCTATGTTCTGTAAAACCTGAAGAAGGGACACAAGTAACACCCGCAATAAAACAACAAGCCTATAAAGCTGAAGAAGCTATGAATATGGTGTTACGTAACAAGATAGATTTATATAACAAACTGGAACTTGCTGCTGATTACGCAAAAGAGAAAGGTCATTGCATATTTAAGATAGTAGAAGAGTTCAAGTCCCGGAAAGTGCATAAAATAATAGAACTTGATACATATAAAGACGAACAAATAGAGATGTTAAAGAACGCTACAAATGATGAGTTAAGACAGTTTCTTTCAGACAGATACAACCTTGACTTAGAAGATGAGGACGATAAGAAGGTTGTTAAAGATATAATAGACCAGTTTAGGTCAGGTGATGACATTATAGAGTTTGATATAGAAGAAGTATCGTCATATCCTAACATAGAAATACCGTTACCTGACAAGATATTTGTTCCTGCATACACTACTGATATCAATAACGCTGAACGTATAACGCACGAGTTCTTTTTAACTAAACACGAATTAGAAGAAAAGTTTGAGGCAGACATTTATAATAAGAAAGACCTTGAGAAGATATCCGAGAAGAACGACGATGACGTTATAACGCACCAGAAGAAGATGAACGAAGGTGTAGAAAACTCTACAGACGAGCTATACAGAATACACGAGACTTATACTTGGTATAAACCTGAAGGAGAAGATTGTTACCAAAGATGGGTATTTACCTTTTTAGCTGACGTTACAGACCCGGAAGATTCTTTGTTACGTATGATACCATTCCCTTTTGAATTTGACGGTTGGAACTTTGAACGGTTTGATAACGAACGTAAAGACGCAAGACATTACAATTCCAGAGGTGTTCCTGAACAAGTTAGAGCTTTACAGGAAACTATGGAACGGTCAATAAATAATATGTTGATAAGGGACGAACACAACAACAACCCTTTATACGAAGTGGTTGAAACTTCAGACATATTACAAAGAGATTCCACGTTTGCACCTGGCGAATTTGTTCCTGTAAGCCAGTTAGGTGCAGAAGTAAGGAGAATGGACGAGAAACAGATACCTGATGTAAGCTCTACCAACATAATACAGCTAACAAAGGCCTTTGTAGAAGAATATCAATCCTCTACAGACCAGTTATTCAGAAACGCTACTAACACAGGTGGCGGTAAAACGTTAGGAGAAATAGATAGAGGGATACAGAAATCGCAAGGGAGTTTAACTCAAGAAGTTATAAGATGGAACGAAACATTATCACGGGTATATACTAAGATATTTTATGTAATGCAGGACAGGCTTGGCGATTCTATATGGATAAACGGGCAAGAGATAACTAAAGAAGACTTTTTCTTTCCTGCTGTTATCAAATCTAACGGAACATTAGAGATGGCAGACCAAAACATAGCCACACAGAAAGCTTGGTTAAGGTTACAAGCAGCGATGCAGATGTTACAAGTAGGAGTAGCTGATACAGAAGATGTGTATAACTCGTATAGAGACTGGCTGGAAAAGGACGGTGTAAAAGACCCTGAAGATTATTCTACTAATCCGGAAGTGATAGCACAGAAAAAACTAACCCAGATGATGCAACAGATACAGCAAGGCGGACAACAGTTAGAGGCTTTACAGAAAGAGTTAGAGAACAAACAGAAAGATTTAGCTAAAGTAGAGAAGAAAGCTAAAGAAGAAGTGAAGAACTTTGAAGGCGAAATGGAGGCAATTAGTGACGGAGCTTACAGTAAATAGGCTTAACGAAAAAGCTAAAGCACTAAACAAAAAGTTAACATTATGCAGAAGTGTTAAAAGATTATTAAACCAGAAAGGGTGGAGAACTATAATTCAGCCGACAATAGATAAAATGATAACAGATATCACAGGGTCAAAGAAAGGGAACACATATTCAAAAGGTATATTATCCAGCCCTGATTATGAGAAATCAGACTATTATATAGGCTATAAACAAGCTCTTATGGACTTAAATAACAGGATATGGAACTATCCTGAAAGCATAGATTTATTGAAGAAACAAATAAAGAACTTAGAAGAACAAGCTAAATCACCCACTAAATATACAATACCTATGAAAGGGGGCAAGTATGGAAGGTGAGGGGATGACATATAAAGACGTTACTAAACGGTTAAAACGTATAGAAAAAACCCAGAAGGAAGGTAAGGTCAAGAACAGCGAACTCAAAAAGAGATTAACAAACAGCCTTAGAAACCAACTCAGGTTAAGAGAAGGTGAAGGTGCTGTTAAAGAAGCAGTCAAAGAATCGTTATCCTTTGGTTTAGGCAGTAGAGGAGATGTTTTTGTAGGTGGATTTGGTAATGGAAAGAAAGGTTTATGTGATGGATGGAAACGAGTAGACCCTGGACATTACCAAAAAGTTTATTAAAGTTTCTGGGAACTTAAAACCCTGGAGAGTGCAGACTCTTAAAACAACTGGAGGCAATATGTCTGAAGAAAAGAAAAATGTTCAAGAAGAACAGGACAGTTCCGTTGGTACTGTGGGCAAGAAAGAAGAAGATTTCTTCCCTAAAACTGATGAAGAAAGCGAAGATGTGCCTGCTTCATCCGGCACAGAGGAAGACGCTACCTCAGAAGAGGATGATGGTAACAAAGAGCAAGAACCCTTAGAAGAAGGTTCTGAAGAAGGGGAAGAGGACAATGAAGATATTGGCCTCAATGATGAAAACTTAAAGCTGGAAGATTTTGAGACAGAAGAAAACAAAGAGGAGAAGAAGTCAGGTGTTCAGAAACGTATTGACAAGCTGGTAGCAGAGAAAAAGGCTTTAGCGGAAAGGTTAGACAAGATAGAGAAACAAAGCACCGAACAGACCCCTGAATATTCCGAAACCCTATTAAGGCAGGCTATGGCGAAAGCTATGGAAGAGAACAACCCTAACTTAATGTGGGAGGTTATGGATTACAGGGTAAAGAAAGAAAAGAAAGCAGCTTTAGCTGACCAAGAAAAGAAACAGCAGGAGATAATTAAGAAACAACAAAGAGCAGCTCAAGAATGGCATTCAACAGTAGAAGAATATGAGTATCTATCTGATAAAGAAGAACCTGAAATATATAAGGGTTCTCACAAAGACCTAAACATTAAAGACCAAAACTCTTTATTAGTCCAACTGGCTGGTAAACTTTACAGAGATGAGAATAAAGCTGAAAGATACCAGAAAGACGGTGGTCAAAGGTTAGCTATTTCTGACGCTATTAGGATAATCTTGAGAAAGAAAAAGACTAAGGCTTCTTCAAAAGAGAACGAGAAACTCAAAAGAAAACTGGCTAAAGAAAAAAGGAAATCATCCGTCTCGTCAGGTAAGTCTATGAATAAAGAGAAACTACCCGCTACAAGCGGTAACTCTCTTGAAGATTACCTTAAAGAAAGAAAGTCTACACAGGCTAAGGCGAGAGGTGAAATTTAAAGGAGTAAGTTATGTCGCAACAAATATGGAGTGTCAACAGTCTTGGCGGATATTTAGGGTCCGACCAATTCTCTAAGAAGATACGCTACGCAGCACAGCCGCTGAATTTATTGGCGGCTTAAAACCTTACTGTATGCTGGAACGTCTCAGTATCCATAACACCCAAGGAGGTAAAAGTTTATGGTGGAGAAAATCAGCAGGGAAGTTGATGTAGCTTGGTTAGCTGGAATCATTGAAGGAGAAGGGTGTTTAATTTCCCGATTCTACAATGAAGAATGTAGAAACAACAAAAGAAGGGGAATCAATTTATTCGTAAGAATACAAATAATCAACAATGATGCAATAATAATCCAAAAAACGACCAAAATCCTAAGTGCTTTAGGAGTGGGTTATTATTACCAAATAAACAAGCGAAAGAAGAGCAATCATAATGATACCCTTATTGTTGTTGTTCAAGGTAAAGGAAGAGTGAAAAAGCTTTTGAAGGCAATAATGCCATATTTGTCTGGTAAATTAAAACAGGCAAAATTCCTTAAATGGATTATAGAACGAAGGGAAGAAATGGCACACTGCTTTGACAGGAGTAAAAGACTTTCAGATGATGTAATTTTAAGGCTACTCATCAGGAAGTTAAAAGAAGCAAAACACTCATTACCTATCAACCCCTCAGAGACTACACGTAGGGCAAATTATCCATTAAGTTGGTAATTTGATGATATAGTCCGTTCTTACTGGCGACAGTAAGCTAACACAAAGAATGAAATTTCGGCAATTCGTTGACCCGGAAGGTGCTATGGGAAAAAACCGTTCGGATACTGTTCTTTTCGATAAGATTAGTAACATATCCACACAGGGCGGAACATTGTCGGAAACATCGACAATACCTAAAAACAACTACACCATTAAGCAAGGTAGTTTGGTAGTGAAGGAGTACGGAAATTCCGTACCTTTTACTTTAAAGAGTCAAGTCTTAGCTGAAGTTAAAGTTCCTGACATTGTAAAAACAGTATTGAGGAATGATATGGCTAAGGTTTTGGATTCTGCCGCAGCAACACAGTTTCAAACATCAGATTATAAAGCAGTTTGTGAGACCACATCTTCAACTGTTTTTAGCAGTAATGGTGCAGGTGGAACAGATGCAGGTGCTAATATGTCCGATAAGAATGTTAGGGATATTGTAGATAGGATGAAAACTCTTAATATTCCGAGAGCAGACGGACAGAATTACATTTGTATAGCTTCAACCAACTCTATTAGAGGACTGTATGATTACTTTGAAAGTAAGATTCAGTACACAGACGCAAGACCGATGTTTACAGGCGAAGTTGGTACTTATTATGGGACACGGTTTATCGAAGAGACAAATATTCTTTCCAACAGTTTAAATGCTGATTATGGGGAATCTGTGTTCTTTGGTGCTGATGCAGTCAGAGAAGGTATTGTGATTCCTGAGGAAATCAGAATTGATTTACCTAAGGATTTTGGTAGAGACCAAGGAATTGCTTGGTACTATCTTGGCGGTATGGTCAAGACTTGGGATTTTAGTGATGATGGGGAAACAAGAATTATTCACGTAACAACTTCATAAGGAGGGAATTATGAGCTACGGTAGAACTTATTCAGACCCTTCTTATGGGTCAAGGAAAACTATTGAGTTACCAGAGACTGCGGTTATGAATGGAACAGGTACAGCAACATCTTTAGATTCAAAGATTAAGTTAATGTATCCTGTTACAATCAAAGGTTTTAACCTTGCTACCACAACAGCTGGTACAGGTGCAGCACCGGGAGATGTAGTTTTAGGTTATGAGACCGGGGGAACAGGCTCGTTCACAGAAATAGGAACAGCTACCCTTACAGGTACTCAGGCGGTGAAAACTAACATTGACGGTTCGGTAACAGAGACTAACCTTTCAGCTGACGACACTCTTAGTGTAGTATTGGACGGTACGGCACAAGACGTATCTACAGTAATACCTAGAGTAGAGTTAATTGAAAGATTTGTCCAAAGCGATACCTAAGGTATCAATGGTTCGGGGGCTACCAAAAAGCCCCCACTTTTTATGAAAAGAGCATTGATTTTCAGATTAGGGGCTTATGGAGACATTTTACATCTATCATTTCTACCCCACTTATTAAAAGATAAAGGGTATGACAAAGTAGATGTAGAAACAGGCATTAAAGGTTATAGAATATTAGTAAATAACCCGTTCATTGACAATTTGGCTATTTATCCTTCAGAACTATTAACAGGCAATGAAAAGAAAGCAGTATCTACAAGACACGCTTTACAAAAACACCTGAAAATTATGAGCCTTGAGTATGATAATATTTTCTTTTTAGGCGGAACGATAGAGTCGGCAATACTTAAAATGGAAGAACAACCGGAATATTATATGCACCAGAAATATAGAGATTCTTTCTCTAAGATTAACTATTACGACCAGACTTTATTATCAGCAGGGTTTCCCGAAGAACAAGGAAAATGGCAAGGTGAGGTTTACTTTACAGACGAAGAACACAAGGCAGTTGAGGAATACATTGATAAATACAAAGACAAGTTTACTGTCTTAATAAATGTAGCCGGAACATCTGCTCATAAACAGTTTGTTCAAGCCGAAGAGGTAGCAAGGAAGATTTTAGATAAGCATAAAGACGCTTTAATCATTACAACAGGCAGCAGAGAACACGAAAGTAAAAACTTAAAATGGCTTGATGACAAAAGAGTAAGAACAATAACAGGACATCAACCATTTAGACAGGCATTACTTTTGGCAAAACACGTTAATTGTGTAATCGGTATGGAGTCAGGACTTATGGTAGGGGCTAATATGTGGGGTACACCTACAATACAGTTAATGACAGCAGCTTCTTTAGACAACCATCCTAAATACGCTAAAAATGATTACAGTTTACAAAGTCCGGCTTATTGTTCACCTTGCTGTAAGGGCCCTTATCAATACATTGGTTGTCCGGTAAAAGACGGTCATCCTTTATGTGTATATTTTGATACTAAGAAAATCTTAAAACAGGTAGATAAAATCTATGATAGATTTCACAAGTAGAAGAATGAAGATAGACCTTAGTTACCCTAAAGACAAGCTGATGTCTTGTCCTTTCTGCGGTATGGGACACCCGATGTATATCAACGGAACAACTTATGATTATCATACAGGAGAGGTTAAAGTTCATCCTAACAAAGGATATTCTTTTTGTAACTGTAAAAATATCTGGTACACCGATTGGGAAAATAACAAACAAGACAAACACAAAAGAGAAGAGATTAGCGAGAGGATTAAAAAAGCCCAGGAGAACAATATAGCTCTCAGGTTTAAAAGGGTAGTAAGAGGACTTACCAACTTAAAACCCAAGATTAAGTCTTTTCTTCAAATAGGTTGTGGAAGATTGCTTTTAGAGGACTTGATTAGAGAACATCTCGGTTGGAAAACAACAAGTGTAGATATAAACAAAAACCTCAACCCTAACGGTCATAAACTGATTTATGGGGATATAGAGGATATTAAGGTTTTATCTAAACTCAAAAAGTATGATGTTATATGGGCGTCTCACGTTATAGAACATTTACATTATCCTTTAAAAACAATAAGTAAACTAAAAGAACATCTGACAGAAGGCGGTTTATTGGTTGTGTTTATGCCTGACCCGTTCTTTATAAATTTTAATAACCCCTTAGAGTTTGGTATGTGGATGTTACATCACCACCATATTATCTGGGATTTGTTAAGTTTTACTGAGGAGTTAAAGAAGCTGGGGTTTATAGTTAAAATGAGTAAACACGAACCAAGCTATCTTGCAAAAGAGTTTATGGTTATTGCGTCAAACCCTACTAAAAAAGAAAAGATGTTTAAGAAACTAATAGAAAAGGGCAAAACAGAAATACCTATTGACTTAATAAATCCTAATGACGCAGGACACGACATAGAGAACATAGACAAAGAACACCGGGAAGGTGCTGAAAAGGTTAAGGAACTGATTAAAAAAGGCAAGAGAATAAGACCAATAGCTGTAACTTCTTATGGCAAAAGATTAGATGGGTTTAAACGATATGTAGCTTTTAAAGAATTAGGATATAAGACAATACCTATTGAGATACATAGTAGGGGTGGTTGTCAGCACGGGGAGGACTGGGTTATAGATGGGTAATGTAAAAAAAGTAATAGGTGAAACAGAGTTACCTAAAAGACAATATTATCACAGAGGATTATGGGGAGATGTTTGCGAGAACTTACATATTCATTATAGAAACATAAGACTGGAGTTTAGTAGAAAAGAGTGGGACGAGTTTTGCAGAAAAGTGTTCAGTATGTATAAAACAAGTTTAGATATTATGGAGAAAAAGAATTATGAAGAAGGTAAAAACTTTATTCCTATACAGATGGGGTTTAAAGATGATATGAAAAAAGATTCTGATTATTTTACTAACAGATTCAGAGTAGAACACGAACACGATGATTCAGTCCATATACATTACAGGGATATAAGACTACATTTAACCAAAGACGAATATAATCAAATGGTAGATACCTTAAAAAAGATATGAGCAATAAGTGCGAACTTTGCGAAAGAAAGAAATTAACTAAATGGTATCTTGACGAAAAAGACTGGTGGATAGCCGATTGTAAGACTTGCGGTAAACCGATGATAGTTTATAACCATCACGAAATGAACGTAAAGTTAAGTGATGTTTTATTTATACTACAAATTGTGTATAGCAAGTTTGGTAAAGTTAAGATTAGGTTTAACCAAAGGAAAGTAAAAGACCACTTACATTGGCATATAATATGAAACTTTATAAAGACACAGACGTTTGTTTGTTATGTAAAAGTAATTTACAACATTACTATTCAGACCCTACAACTGAAACACTTTACAAACGATGTCCTGAATGTTTAGAGATTTACACAATAAGGTTAGACGGTAACAAATCAGTGGGGATAGATATTTGAAGAAAGCCTTAATTATCAGATATGGAGCTTATGGAGATTCCATTATACTTTCACCTGTTTTTAAACAGTTAAAAAAGGAAGGATATTATGTAATATTTAACACAAACAGCAGGGGTAGAGAGGTTTATGATAACACATCTTTTGTAGATGAATTTATAATGCACAAGGAAGATACACCTATTGACGGTTTACCGAGACAATGGGAGAAGTTAAAAGAAGAGATTAAGCCTGATTATTTCAAGAATTTCACATCATCCATAGAAACTAATCTTGCTTTACATCCTTCACAACCTTTATACGTTTATTCTAAAGAGGAAAGAAGGGTTAAATGTAACAAGAACTATTATGAAGAAACTGAAAGAATATCAGATCTGAAGTTTGATGATTATAATCCGGTTATTGAATATAACAATGGTGAGATAGAAAAAGCTAAAGGATATTTAAAAGATAACTACAACTTATTATGGTGTTTATCAGGTTCAGGACATAACAAGGCTTATCCCTGGACTGAATATGTAATGGGTTCTTTGATACAAAAAATACCGAACATAAACATAATTACCGTAGGTGATGAAAAGTGTAAACTGTTAGAGACTATATCTTTACCGGAAAAGAATTTTACAGAATTAGCCGGTGAGATACCCATGAAAGTAAGTATGGCATTAACTTCGGTAGTAGATTTAGTTGTTTCGCCTGATACGGGGATATTGCACGCTTCAGGTGCTACTAACACACCTAAGATAGGGTTGTTAGGAAACACTTCTATTGAGAACATAACTAAACATTTTAAGAACGATTATTCAATACAAAGCGGATGCAGTTGTTCTCCTTGTTTTAGGTTAATTTACGACCATACAATTCAATGTCCTTGCGAGTTTGTAACAGGTGCTTCCTGGTGTATGTATGATATAAAACCTGAAACTTTATACCAAAGAATATTAAAGGCTAAAAATGACAATAGAACCTAAAGAATGTCCTATTTGTAAAAGGGGAACTAATTATGTTTACAACATTAAAGAACATAAAGGAGGAGAATCTTTATGGTATCAATGTCCTTGCGGGATTATATTTCAAAAAGAGTTTAACCCTAACCATAAAGAGGAAGACTTAGAGGATACAGAAAACAACCAAAGACACGGAGTTAAGATATATGCACCGTTGATAGAAGAACTTACTTACGGCAGACAGGTATTACAAGTAGGATATACCCGTTCTCCGGAAACCTTAAAAGAACTAGAAAAAAGAGGTTGGTTAGTTTGGGGTATAGATAAAGAGGGAGAAGGTAAAGACAATTTATATAAAGGAGATATCTTTTTATATCCTTTTACGCCCTCTATACAAGATAACGAGATAAAAGAAGAACTAAAGGAAGAAAAAAGGTTATTTGATTTAATATGGGTTCAGTATTCATTAGAAAGACAATACGACCCCTTAGGTTATCTTCGTAAGATATATGACCTTCTCGCACCAACAGGGGTCTTATATTTATCTACACCTAATATTGATACAATATTTAGACAAGGTGTAGCTAATTGGGCACATTGGCAGAAAGACGATAATAACATTTTATTTTCAAAAAGGGCATTAGTTAGAGAAGTAGAGAAGGTAGGGTTTAAGGTGATTATGTCAAGGGATAACTCATCAGTAAGGTTTATGGGGCATTCAGATATACACCTAATAGCACAAAAGTTAATTCAGTAAAGACAGGAGGAAAAAATGGGAGACGCATTGAGAACTTTCACAATAGACACAGCAAATTCACCTTGGGTATGTATTGACGGACAGACAACAACGATAAGTGGGACATCAGAATCTTTTAAATTATATTTAGAAGATTTAGGCACAACAGGAAAATACATAGGCAGAACAGGCGGAACGATTGAACTTGCAAACGGGAGAAAATTAACCATTGAAGCAGACCCCAAATTCATTGAATTAGGTGTGTTTGAAGACGGAACAGCAAAGGCAGACGCTGGTTCATTATGGGTAAGAGAAGACAATACTACTTCAGTTGAGGTTAAAGTAGTTACAGCTACATTCACAGACGCAGACGGAACAGGTAATGACAACTTATCTACAATAACCTTTGAGTATCCGGGCAAACCTTTTCAATGGACTTGGACTAATATTAAAATGGCATAAGGGGTAAATAATGACAGGTAAAACTTTTAGCACAATAAAGACGAACGTAGGCAATATGATTTGTGATACATCTAACGATACAGATACGCTTATCGGCGTATGGGTTAATGATGCTTACCAAGATGCCTGGCGTAGAGCATATTGGGCTGACTTAATAGATGACGATTTCACCTTTGAAAGTGTAGCTGACCAAGCAGAATATTCTTTTTCTTCTGATTTAGGTATTACAGACTTTGGTAAAGAGTTATTTGTAGCAGACATAGCTAACGGACACATGTTAGACAGATTCAAGATTAAAGACTGGTGGAAAAACAGAGCTACTGATTATTCTGACGATTCACTTGATTCAGGCAACCCCTTGAGGTATGTAATTTTACCTGAGGCGGGAAGTATTAAGTTAGACCCGCCACCGGACACAGCTGAAACTTACGCTATGCCTTATCAAAAAGAAGTATCAGATTTAAGTGATGATAGTGATACACCGTCTATCGTTACAATATCAACTTATTTAGAATTTTATGCAACAGGTCAGGGATTTGCTTACAAGAAACAATATGAAAAAGCAAGTTGGTGGTTAAACAGGGCAGAGGCAGAGTTAAGGAAACTCATTAAACAAGAATATGTAAAGATTAACCAAACTTATCAAAGGAAATTAGCTAATTACAGAATCAGTAAAATAGAAAGATTTATGGGTAACAGGAGTTACGATACAATTTGAAGAAAGTATTGTTCTGGAATTACAGATTTGCAGATATGAAAGAGGGCTGGCGGGAACAAACACTCTGGTTAGCTGATTCTTTAAGAAAACGAGGGTATGAGGTATTAAGGCATAAACATTTCAGGTGCAGAGGTTTACAATCAAGGGTGTATAACCCTAAAAAAGACAGAAACGATATAGACTTAGCGATTTATAATCATACTGACAAGACTAAGTTAATCGGCAATATAGTGCCTGCTAAGAAGGTATTGTTTATGAAACCGACAGTGCCGACAGCAAGGCACACTACTTTAGACCCTTTAGGTTACGGGCCTTACTCAAGTATTACTTACGATAAACCTGATTTTGAGGGTAACAATACCGATAAGTTCTTTGACACAAAAGTTAAAAACTGGATAGAAAGTAAGTCCTCAAAGTGGGCTACTTTTAAGACTAAAGATATTGATATAAAACAAGACGACTATTACTTGGTTATAGGTCAATGCGGTGGCGATTCGGTAGTAACAGAATACGACTTCGGAAACTACTGGAACAAGTTAGAATCGGTTATAAGAGAATTAGTAAGAGTAGGCAATAGACCTATTGTAGTCAAACTACACCCTTACACAGACGGTAAAGACGCAACAGACACTAAATTCTCAACCGCATTAGCAAGAAAGTTAGACCAGATAGACGATAAGGTCTTTGTTTACACAGGTAGAGGTAATATACATAACTTCTTAGAGAAAGCAAGATGTGTATTCTTAGCTAACTCCGGTGCTGGGTTTGAGGCGATGATGCACGATAAACCTATCATATCTTGGGGTTATCCGGAATATCATTGGGTTACTTATGATTTAAGACACCTAACAGAGATACAAGACGCACTTAAATTGACTTGGTTTGACAAAGAGAAACAAAGAAACTTCTTATACTGGTATTGCGAGAAGTATTGTTATTACAACCAAGCGACCTGTGATAGTAGAGTTGGTGAGTTATTAGAAAAGAGCAAGTTTGATATTCTGTGGGAGAAACACAAACCTTCTCAAGGATATAACGAATACAAGATGTTTTTAGACTTTTTAAAGACTAAGCTACCAAAAAAACCGGTAGTAGTTGAGATAGGGTTAAGAAAAGCAAACCAGAGATATTTTTACAAAGAGTTGTTTAACGCTGATTATAAAGGAATTGATATAAGAAAATATAAGGGTGATGACTTTATACATGGAGACAGCAAGAAAGAAGAAACATTAAACAAACTTAAAAACTGGCTAAACGGCAGAAAGATAGACTTATTATTTATAGACGGAGACCACTCTTACGAAGGGGTTAAAACAGATTATGAGTTATACTCTCCGTTAGCCAAGATAGTAGCATTACACGATATACACACAAACCACAAACTCCACTTAGGGGTATTGAAGTTTTGGAAAGAGTTGAACAAAAAGAGAATGCTTGAGTTTAGATACATTGAAGATGTAGGATATTACGGAGACGGTATAGGAGTAATTATTAAGGAGTAAAAATGGCAACAGAAATTAGTAGCTGGGCAGACTTAGCAGGTATAGCAGACAACTTAGCAGGCGACTATATCCTCACAACGGATTTAGACCAAAACTCTACTGGCTATGACACCTATGCCTCGTCTACTGCTAATAGCGGTGAGGGATGGGAACCGTTGGGGAATACTTCTGACGGCTTCTCAGGCACTTTTGATGGCGATGGACATACTATTTCTGATTTATATATAGATAGAGATTCTATTTATGTGGGGTTGTTTAGTTATGCTGATTCGGGCTCAGAAATTTCAAATGTAGGTGTTTTATCATGTGATATAACTGGATTTTATTACGTTGGAGCAGTAGTTGGAGAGTCTGAGGGTTCTATTTCTAAGTGCTATTCAACAGGAAGTGTTAAAGGTAATGATGTTGCCGGTGGTTTAGTTGGTCTTAATGATGGAAGTGGGACAATTAGTAATTGTTACTCAAAGGCTTCAGTTCTGTCAGCTGGCTTGGGGTACGCAGGTGGTTTAGTTGGTATAAACACAGGTTCTATTTCTAAGTGCTATTCAACAGGAAGTGTTGAAGGTAATGAGGAGGCCGGTGGTTTAGTAGCTAATAATTCTTATACAGTTTCTGACTCCTTTTGGGACACCGAAACCTCAGGACAAGACTCATCAGATGGCGGAACAGGCAAAACAACCTCTGAAATGAAAGATATAGATACCTATACCGACACAGCAACAACAGGATTAACTAACCCTTGGAGTATGAAAAGAGGGTTGAGCATTGGAAGTACCAGTCCTTTACCGATATTTTATCCTTCTACTTGGGTTATAGTTGATAACGATTATCCTTATTTGAATATTTAGGAGAAAACAAATGAGTAGATTTAACTCAATAAAACCTATACCAGACGACCCCAGATTATTTGTAACCAGACGGGATTTCTCTGGTGGAATGAACTCAAGGGTTCATCCTAATAGATTAGCAGAAAATCAGGGAGAAGATTTAACCAACTGGGATTTATCAACTCCGGCTCAATTAACTAAAGCCAAAGGTTCTGTAATGATTTCTGATGATATGGGTGATGAAAGTGTAGTAGGTTTACACGACTATAAACGACAAGGTTATACAGACGTATTATTAGCTTTTGAAGATGATAATTTAAACGATATTACAAGCGAGGGAAACCATTCAGAAGTTAAAGGAGATTTTACAGCTTCACAGACTGATATAGGGTTCGTTCAGGCAAAAGAAAGTGGTTTAACTCCTGACGATGTAGCGTTTATAAATGTAGGCGGTAATAATTGGTGGAGAGTTCATAAAGACAGTTCAGACAGTTGGGCTACACAGGATTTAGGAAATACATCAGGCACAGGTTCGGATTCACCACCTGCTTCAACAGTAGGTGCTTGGTATGGTAACAGGTTTTGGGTTCTTAAAGACGATTTATTATATTTTTCCGATGCTTACGATAGTGATTATTCAACTTCTTTTGATACTACAAGTAATGTATTCCGTATTCCGGTAGGAGAAGAAAGGGGGATAGTAGCTACCCGTGATAAGGGTATGATAATAATGGGAAAACAGGCTATTTGGAATTTGTTCCCTTCAGCTACTCCTGCAGCAACAGACAGACCAGAACCGATAGTATCTTCTCACGGAGTAGTAGGTAAAAGGGCGTGGTGTGTAGCCGGTGATAATATTTACTATTTTGCACAAGACGGGTTAAGAGAATTAAGAAGGACCGTAACAGATGATATACAGTCAGGCACAACTTATCCTTTAAGTTATCACCTTAAAAGAGAGCTTGAAAGTATAGACTGGGCTTATGCCTCACGGATTATAGTTCATTATTTTGATAATAAAGTATTTATTGTAGTTCCTACATCATCATCAGCATTTGAGACTTGGATATTTTATCCTACTTTTAACGCTTTTGTAAAGATGGACGGCTGGTCTCCTCGTTCTATGAGTAACCATACAATAAGCGGTGAACAAAGAATGTATTACGGTTTACACGGAGACGGTAAGGTTTATAGAGGCTGGTATGGATATACAGACGAAGGAACAACAACTACAGACGGGACAGCCAAATCTACGGTATGTGAAGGCAGACAAGAGGACTTTAAACAACCTTTAGAAAAGAAATGCGGTGGTGAAATAGAAATAGAAGCCTTTTCAACAGGTGGAGATTATTCTTTAACAATTAAGGTAGCAGTAGACGGTGGGGCTTATTCTACGTTAGGAACAATGGACTTAGAAACAGGTGATGCACCTACTTTACCTGTAGATTTATCTTTTCAGTTGTCCGATAACTATTTAATGAGAAAGAAGTTTCATTTAGACGGTTTGGGTTCTTTTAGACAAATACAAGTAAAAATAGAAGATTCAAACGCTAATGATGAAGATATAAAATTATATGGGATAAACATTATAACCTTTAAGGAGGAATACGAGGATGAAACATAATCCGTCAATAGAGAAACAGTTTAAAAGAAGATATAACCGTGATGTAGAAGTTTATAGAAAAATATATCAAGATAATGGTCAACCCAAGAAAGCAGAAGTAGAAATAAACTTTAAGGGAAATAAGTTTTTGTTAACAGAACACCTTAAAGACGGATTAACTGATTATACAACAGTAGAAGAAAAAGGAAGAATGCACAAATACAAAACTCATTTAGAGGCAGAATGTTTTGTAGCAGACAAAATAGGGGAGATAGAAAATGCCTAGTGGAGTATATCCTAGAACGGAATACCATACAAGAATGCACAGTATATAAAATGGAGAAAAGAAGTTTTTGAAAGAATACTTGCCAAGAATGTGGAAAGAAGTCTGGGCAAGGGATAACAATTAAATTAGAACCACATCACATTTATTCATATACTTATTTTCCAAAACTAAGATATGAAAGATGGAATGGAGATACATTATGTGTAGATTGTCATAGACAATTGCACGCTAAAAAGGAGGTGCATTATTGCTAATTTATCGAGAGGACATACGTTTAGTGCTTCAGAAACCGTAACAGCAGCTAAACTTAACGCTTTAGTAGATGACGGTAGTGTATCGGGTATAGTTAATGCTGATATATCCGCAAGTGCAAACATAGACGCATCAAAAATAGATTTAAGTTCATCTGGCTATTTAATCACAGGTGGAGATTTTACAATAACAGGGGAATATATATTTAGCACGTTGCCTCGAGCTAATGATAGTGACCCAACAGATGATGATGAATTGGCAAGGAAAAAATATGTCGATGACGAAATAACTACCAATGCCTTAGACAAAGCTTCAACAGCAGAAGCCGAGGCTGCTACCAATGACACCAAGTATATGACACCGAAGAAAACAAAGGAGAGTATAGATGAGAACGCTCCTCAAGTTGCGTTTGGTTCCTGGGTCTCAAGAAGTGGTGATACAGTTTATCAGGCTTCTACTGATGGATTTGTTTTAGCTTGGGGTTCAAGAGACGGTGAACCTCCTGGGGTAAGAGGATATACTGACAGTAGTAATCCTCCTGCAACATTAAGAATTGCTTCTCGTGAAGGAGAATATGGAAATACTTCTCGTCAATCAATAACAATGCCTGTTAAAAAAGATGATTACTGGAAAGTTACAGGTGAAAATTTTAATTGGGGAGATATTTATTGGATACCATTATCATAAGGAGTTGATATGAAAACAGGATATATTAAAAACAAAAAAACAAACAAAATTGAAAGTTATTACGAATTATCCAAACAACCAGAAAACACCTCTGATTATGAATTTATAGAATGTGATAAAAAAGATTTCCCTAAAATAGACAAACCAGAACCAACAGCAGAAGAGAAACGACAACAACTAATCAACCAAAGAAAGAACGAAATATTAGAAAAACAAGTAATAGAAGAATTAAAATCGGAAGGTAAATTATAGGAGTAAACAATGGCAAAAATATCAGCCGGATATGCATTTAGTAACACTGAACTTGTTACAAACACTAAACTTCGCGCTTTAATAGAAGACGCTACTTTAGTGGGGGCTACTGGTCCGACAGGACCAACAGGACCCACTGGACCCACCGGCAGTCAAGGACCCACAGGAAGTCAAGGACCAACCGGACCAACAGGTCCCACAGGTGCGGATTCTACGGTAACAGGACCAACAGGTCCAACAGGGGCTCAAGGACCTACAGGCAGTCAGGGACCAACAGGTCCTACCGGTTCTCAGGGTCCTGCCGGAGACACAGGTCCAACAGGTCCAAAGGGTGATACAGGCGATACTGGTAATACCGGTCCTACAGGACCTACCGGCTCGCAGGGTGCAACTGGAGATACAGGTCCGACTGGTCCCACAGGAAGTCAAGGAGATACTGGAGATACGGGACCCACAGGACCCACAGGGAGTCAAGGACCAACAGGACCGAGCGGACCCACGGGGGCAGGAGATACAACCCACCTTGCCCAAGATATGCAAGAGCTTACAGATGGGGCTAACATCAGCTGGGATATGGACGATGGTGGGTTTGCTTATGTAACTTTAGAAGGGAATAGGACTTTGAATAATCCTACAAATGTCGAGGCAGGGGGGCTTTATCGTCTCAAGGTCGTCCAAGACGCAACAGGTTCAAGAACGTTAAGCTATGGAAGTAATTTTAAGTTCCCGGGCGGAACAGAGCCGACTTTATCAAGTGGAGCGAATGACGTAGATTTGTTAGAGTTCATAGCGTACGACAGCTCAACGCTATATCTAACCAACTTCTTGGCGGATTTACAATGATAATAACACCAAACTTAAAAGCATATTATAGTTGTGACAAAACTGCTGACTTATTGAGTTTTGATGGAACTGATGATTATGTCTATACTACAACACAATATACTAATCCACAGACATTTTCTTTGTGTGGATTTTTTAATACTACTACTACAGCAGGAAGAAAGATAATAGGATTTGAGGACCAAAGGTCAGGAGAATCATCATATTCTCATGATAGGAATGTTTATGTAGATACAAGTGGTAGATTGATTTTCGGTGTATATGATGGTGCTGTTAAGTTAGCTACTTCATCTACTTCTTATAATGATGGAAAGTGGCATAGTTTTTGTGCAACATTTAATGGAACTAATTTAATACTCTATGTGGATGGTGTATCTGATGGCACAGGTTCAGCATCAGGTGCTCAAAATTATAGTGGATATTGGAGGATAGGTGCATTTAAGGGAGGGGGGTCGTGGACTGGAAGTTCAGCCGGATACTTCGCAGGGAAACTTTATGATATGAGGATTTATTCAAGAGTTCTTTCTTCAAGTGAGGCAGAGGCATTTCACAATGGTAATTCTGTTAGTGATACAGACCTTATTACTTGGTATAAAATGGATGAAGGAGAAAATACAACACTAGATGATGCGTCTGGGAATAGTAATGACGGCACAATAGACGGTGCAAGTTGGATAAGTAGAGCTTGGGATGATTCTCATAATTACAATTTAGGAACCGTTGACGGTGCATCTCTAACCACAGGAAAGTTTGGACAGTGTTATAGCTTTGACGGGACTGATGATTATATAGATTGTGGTAATAATGATACTCTAAAAGTTTCAGGAGATATAACTTTATGTGCTTGGGTTAAAGCCACTTTAACTGGTGATGCCTATCAAAGAATATTAGCTAAAGAATCTGGTGTTAGCGGAACGGGAGGATATGGGCTATATGTCCATAGAGACGGTAGAATATATTTTACAACTGATGGTAGTGTAACAGATAGTGATTCTGCAGATGTTACAGCCGATGAATGGATTTTTATAGTAGGAGTTACTAATGGCACTTATACTAAAATTTACACGAACGGAACAGAAATAGATAGTTATAACAGACAATTAGCTAAAGGAGCAGGAACAAGCGATGCTAAATTATATATAGGTGCTTCAGAAGCGATGGCAGATAGGAATTTCAATGGCTTAATAGACTCCCCAATGATATTCTCCAAAGCCCTAAGCCAATCAGATATCAAAAGGGTCATGCTTGGACTGCATCCCTTGGATGGATAAAATGAAAAACCAGAAAGGGAAAAACAACCCATAGGAGGAAAAATGAAACAATACTTAGAAATCGTAGAACAATTAACAGCAACCGAAAAAGAAGAACAAATGCCAGAAATCCTAAGAGTAGAAGTTAAAGACGAGGCAGAGGCAAAAGAGAAGATAAAAGACCTAAAAGACATAGTAAGAAATAATAAGTGCTTCTTGCATACTCACCATCACTACGCAGACAGCAAACTAAATAAACCTTGTGAGGTTAAGGAGATAAATGAATAAAAAACTTAAAAGACTAATAGCAGGTCTTAGCGTAATAGCAGGTTCTTTATTAGGTGCTTACGGTGGAGCTCACAAGACTTCTAAGGGTTGGCGTAGAGTAGGAATACCTCTTTTACTTATACTCTTATCTTTCTTGTTCGGACACGGTTGGTATTCTCTCATCTTCTTAGGTTGGTTTTTACCGATAGGTTACGGAATACCAAACAAAGGAGATGGTGGTTCTACTCTTGGTAAATTCTGGTGTAAATACACAAAAGGAGAACAACCTATATCAGATATACTTGTAAGAGGCACAATAGGGCTTCTGAGAGGGCTTATATTAGCCATATTCGCCCATACAGCGGGTTTTAGAGGTTTAGCCATACTTAGTATTGCCTTATGCGTAATAGCCGGTATATCGTCAATATGGTGGCGTAAATTAGGAACTATACAATTACTTGGGAAAGAACTTATATGGGATGAATTAGGTGTGTGGGGGAGTTATACTTTAGTTGTTCTTATTCCAATAATAATGTGAAAGAACTAATTGATTTTATACAAAACGAAGGTGGACAAGTATATCAAGGATATGATAGAGAAGAACTGGAAAAAGTAATTAAGTTGCATAAACAATATGGAACATTCATGGAAATATATGATAAGGAAGGCTTAGCAGCAGTAGCGAGATGGGACTGGGTAAATAATGATACAGTCCATATAATGGATGTAATTATAAGAAAAGGGGTAAGAGGAATAAAAGTGTTAAAGGCGTTGTTATTTTTAGGGATAAAAAACAACCCTCAATGTAAATATATAGGCTATCAACGAGCAGGAAAGTATGGTAGCAACAGAATTAAAGTATATAGTGTAAAAGAATTTTTAGGGAGGTAGAAGATGTTTAAATGGATTTACAACAAAAGAGAAGGGTATTATTACGCAGAGCATAACTCAACAATTAGAGCCAACAGAATAAATGGTGAACTTGCTGTTTATTCTGGGGGTGGTAGTAAAACTGAGGTGTACCAACCAACCCCGCCGCCACAACCATCAACAGCAGACGCAATATCGGCTTGGGTTGAATCTATGCCTCAAGTCTATGAAACACAAATGCAATATGCCCCTTTACAAGCTGCTCAACAGGTGGGATTAGCCGAACAATTTGCAGCACCAATGGGTCAAGCTATACAAAAAGCACAGTCAGCAATGCACCCTGAGACCACAGCCTTACAAGAACAATTAGCAGCACAAGCTTCAGAAGGAGCAGCAGGGAACGTTCCTGACTGGGCAAGAGAACAATATCGTTCAGACCTTGCAGGCGGATTAGGTTATAATGTAGGTTCTGGTATAGGTTCTGATTATATGAGTAGAGGTATGATGGAACAACAACAACAATATCAACAAAGAAGCCAAGATATGGCGTTATCGCTTATGGGCAGACAACCGTTATCACAACCGGCAATGCCACAGACAGGACAATATTCACAACAATTCACCCCACAGAACACTATGGGATTTATGGGGGAAACTTATGCTCCATTTGCACAAGCATCAAGACCAATGCCATTACAACACGGCGACCAATCATTCTTATGGGGACTTTACAGAGGATAGGAGGAATTATGATTAAAAGATTATTAAAAGCAATAACATCATTTAAACACGCACCAGTTCACAATAAATCTGGTATGAAAAATGGGTTTTGGCCAATTATAGCAGCATTTGCAAAAAAAGCTATTGCAGCTAACATCGCAGCCGAAGCCACCAAAGATATGGAAGGACCTGTAAAGGGGTTAGCAACAAAAGGCATTAGAGGTGGGGGTCAGGATGAAGGTTCTGCTTTAGATGAATATCTTTCAGGGGCTACTGATGACCTTATTGAAGGAATAGTTGCTGATGTAGTTAACGAAGATTTACCCGCATTAACACAAAATAGTTTAAACCAACAGATGGGAACTCCCCCTTCAGAAAACTATGCTATGTTAGATAAAATTGTTCAGAATCAGCGATTAAAACAACAAAGCCCTGAAGGATTATTTGGGTTAGGGCAGGGTTTTGGACACGGATTTATAGGAAAACCTCCGCCTGAAGACCCGAGTGTTTGGCAGGGGTTAGGAAGAACTTTTGGCTCTGCTATGAGGTCAAGACTGGGAGCACCAACCAGAAGTTACAGTAAAGACGATTCACAAGAAAACTTACAAAAAGCAGTCTATATGCAAGCACTTGGCAAAATTAAAGAAAAGGAAGGTTTTAAGGGAATACAAAGGTTCACAAAAGAGAACTTAGGAAATCCTGGAGCTTTAGAGGCATTAAAAGATTACGCTAAATTAGAAAAAACCATAAGCGGGTTAGCACCTGAACCTAAAGAAACCAGCATAGAAGACTTTAGAAAAAGTTTGATGGAAGGAGATGAGGACAAAAAAGAGGCTGGCAAGAAGACTGTAATAGAACCAAGAGCAACCGGATTAGGCAGGTTAGGTAGAGGAGCTGCTTACGAAGAAGCTGTAACCTCTTACGGAGAAGATACAACAGATATGATATTAGATAAAGCGATGGACTTAGAGAAGAAAGGTAAAAGTTTGGCTGAAATAAGCAAGATGTTAAAAGAGGCTGGATATAATCCAGATTTATTTTTAAAGTTTTATAGATAGGGGTATTATGGCTAATCCTTTTTTAGAAATTAAAAGAAAACGTTCAGAAGAAGAAAACCCTTTTCTGAAAATAAATAAACCAACAGAAGACAACCCTTTCAAACAAATACAAAAACAGTTTGGGGGCAGGGAACTTCCTTATTCTACTGTGGCAAAAAGCGACCAAGTGGACTATCCTGAAGAACGAAACCTTTTTGGGAAAGCACAGGATTATGTTTCAGGTAATGTGAACACTGTTTTAAATCAAGCAAGAGCAATTACCAAAACTTTAGGTAAGTTAGATATTGGGCAGAAGTTACAGGAAAAAGGAGATATAGTTAAAGCCAACCAATTAAAACAACTTAATCCTCAAGTTCTTCAAAAAGAATACGGGACTACTGACATTGGCGAGATTATAGGTAAAGAAAAAGAACAAAAGGAAAGAGTATCCACAGCTTTAACCGGTCTTTTAACAGGTGCTACTATGGAGCTGTTTAAAGACGAACAAGCAGAAAAGTTACAAAAGAAATATCCAATGACTTGGGGTATAGCTAAGGGCGGTGGAGATGTAATAAATACATTGGGTTTAGTAAAGTTTTTTGGTCCTTTCACAAAAGGTGTAGGACCTAAAGTTTCTCGTGCTATTCCTATGTTACAAGAAACATTTCCTACTGCAGCACGAGTATTAGGCAGTATGGCATCAAGAGGTTTAATAGGTGGCGGGATTGAAGCTACAAAAGAATTTGCCCGACAATTTACTAAAGCAGAAGATATAACGGACATAAATTTTGGCAGAATAGCTAAAGAAGGTGGATGGGGTATTCCTACTTGGGCTCCGTGGGGGATTATCCCTGCAACTAAGATAGGTGGTAAGATAGATGACGCTTTAGGAAACATAAAAAGAGGCGGTTTAGCAGGACTTTTAGTGGGTTCTTCTACTCTTTCTATTGCTAAGGCAAGAAAACCAGGTAAACCTTTAACCTCAGAAGATTATGTAAACGCAGCAATAAATGCAATAACAGCAGCCTTGACACAAGGATACAACGCTAAAGAAATTGCACAGGCATACGAATCACAAGAAATAAAAGATTGGAATTTAAGAGCTGCAAAGGCAAAGATAAAATCAAACTTTCCGGGAATATCTGACGCAGAAGCAAGTAAAAGAGCTATAGCAAGTATAGGTAAGTGGGGTCTATCTCCTAAAGCCAGAATTAATTATATAAAAACTATTGATAGAAATACCAAAGGTTTACAAAAACAGGTTCAAGAATTAGATGAAGCATTAAGAAAGACTGTTAAAACCCCACCCAAAGCTACTCCGCCTAAAACTGCTACTCCTGGGGTTGATTTAAAAAGTGTTATCAAGCCTCCGTCCCTCATACAAGAAGCCAAGAAAGTCATAGCGGAGGGTAAGACGGTTGAGGAGTTTGTGAAAGCACAATTTGAAAAACCTTCTTATGGAATGGCACATAGACCTACTTATGAAGATATGCCACCTGCTCATAATTTGCTTGAAGGAGAAGCAATACCAAGAGATGTTTACGAACACCCTGAATGGTCAATAGCAAGTGGAAGAAATGTAAAAACTGATAAATCCGCAAGGGAAAGCTGGGGAGTTTTGCAGAAAATAAGAAATAAGCCAGAGGCAGAGGTTACTGTTTATAGGGCTACAAGACAGAACCAACTTAATCCTGGAGATTGGGTCACATTTTCAAAAACGTATGCACAGGAAAGCGTTGAACCAAATACGCCAGAAAAAGTATATTCATTTAAGGTCAAGGCGAAAGATGTTATTTTTGCAGGTGATGATATAAATGAGTTTGGATATTACCCCAAATCCCAACTAACCGACATCTGGAAACAGGCACAAGGGGAGAAAGGAGAAAGAATAGAAGATTTACCAACAGAAATGCACTTAGGAGTTCCCTTATATCCCGAAAAGTTTGTTCAAGAAGATATTATACCTGCTGCCACAAAGGTAATTTCTACTGGTAAAGGTATGAGTAAATCTATTAGAAGTTTTTTTGCTCCCGAGAGTTCATCTAAGCAAGCGTATAGGGCAGGTATGACTATTAGGCAGTCTCTTGCAAGAAAAGTTCAACAGACCGAAAAGTTCGCCGAAGATTCTGAAAAACGGTTACTTTTTTGGGAGAAAGTGCCTGAAGAAGAAAAGTTGTCATTTATAATGGGGATGGAGAAAGGTGAAATATCTTCTAAATTTGAACCATTAGCCAAAGAGTATAGAAAAATATTGGACGAGGCTTATGAATTATCTAAAGACCTTTCTGAAAAGATAAATTATATAGATAACTATTTTCCTCATATATGGGCAAGAGAAGATGTTCCTAAAGTTAAAGATTTTCTGTATAAATATAAAACACGGATAGGTAAAGAAAAGTATAGTAAGTTAAGGGGATTAGATTTAGTAAAAACAGGTTTAGAATTGGGGTTTAAACTAAAAACGACCAATCCCGAATCTTTAGTAACTGCAAGATATGTTTCTGCATTAAGAGCTAAAGCTCACGCAGATATGTTAAAAAGAATGCAGGAACAAGGAGTATTAAAAGAAGTTTCTCCTCAAGAAAAAGACCCAAACAAAGCTCTTATCCAAACCCCTTTTGGAATCTTTGAAGGACAACCGGAAATAATAAACTTGATAAATCGTAAACTGCAACCTTCAATTTATGAATTAGATAATTGGTTTGGAGATGTTATGAAGGGGGCATTACAAGCAAAAAATATGTATGTTTCTTATATATTAAACCTTTCTGGATTTCACGCAGTTGAAGTTACAGCTTCCGATATAGCTATACAGGGTGTTTTAGCTATGAAATCATTAGGGAGAGGGCATATAGGAAAGGCAATAGAACAAGCAAGTACAGCTATTGTTCAACCCTTAGTGTCAATATTAAAAGGAAAACAAATACAAAACGCTTATTATGGTAAAGACGCTCCTGAATGGGCTAAACGGGCAAGTGAATATCTTATAAGAGGTGGAGGGCGTATGACAATGCCTGCTATATATAAAGTAAAAGCAAAACAGGCATTTATGAAAGCTATCCACAAAAAAAATGTTATAGGTGTAATACCAAGAGCTGTAAAGTTAGGATTAGAGTATTCAATGAAACCTATTTTAGAGTTCTATGTTCCAAAACTAAAGGTAGCTAATTATTACAAATTGGTTTCCGACTGGTTGGCTAACCATCCAAACGCAACAACAGACCAAGTAGATAAATATTTGAGCAGAACTTGGGATTTGATGGATTACAATTTTGGTCAAATGGTTTACGATAACTTGTTTTGGGATAGATGGGCAAGAGATTTAGGTGTATTATCAACTTTATCTTTAGGTTGGAATATGGGAACAATAAGACAATTTGGCGGAACTCCTGTAGATATAGTAAGTAATCTTAAAAGCATAAAATCTAAATCAAAAGACCCCCTATATGTCGATAGAAATTTAATGACATTAGCTTATCTTATTACAATAGCAGGAGTAGGTTCTTTGGTAGGATATTTAGTAGCGGGACGAGCCCCTAAAACAGCTAAAGATTTTATTGCACCACCTACAGGAGAAATAGATGATGAAGGGAATGAGGTAAGAGTAGTAATCCCAGCTATGACAAAAGAGTTTTTATCCAGCACAGAGGCTATTCGTAAATATGGAATAATAAGAGGTATTCCAAAATATGCAAGCCATAAATTGAGTCCTGCTTTATCAGAGGCGATAGATGTATTTATAAGAAACAAAGATTATTACGGAGTAGATATTAGAGACCCTCAAGCACCTGTATTAGAACAAGTAGGGCAAGTAATGGATTATTTTCTCAAGAAAAAACCGATATCAATATCTTCATTACAAACAAATTTAAGGTACAACCCTGATTCATCTTCCTGGGAAAAAGTTGCTCCATTTTTAGGGTTTTCTACCGCACCTAAGTATGTAACCCGGACAAAACTGCAAAAAGAAATCTTTGATATAAACGAAAGTAAATTTAAGCGAGACTTAACTCGTGCAGAATGGGAAAAGATAAAGAAGAAATTTGAACTAAGAAAGAAGATAAAAGAAAACAACTTAACGAATAAAGATTTAGTTACAGCTTTTAAACAAGGAATCATAAAAGGAGACACAATAGGGAGACTTAAATATAACCTAAAAACCTTTGCAGAAAATGCCAAACTTCCTAAAGATGTAAGGGTTTTTAAATATCTAAGTAATGACGAACAGTTATACTTATACCAGAAAATGAACTCTTCTGAGAAGAAAAGATATGTTCCTTATATGAATAAAAGCTTAATAGAAAAACTATTAAGAGATATGATAAGAAAGGAAAACAAATGAACGGCAACGAAACAACTTATTTTAACGAACAGTTTAACAACTTAAAGAACCTGGTAACAGAAATAAAAACCGAGAATAGGGTTAAGTGGGAAGAACATAATAAAAGAGGTAAAGATTTACAGGAATGGTTGAATAGAGAGTTTATAAATTCTAAAGCAGAAGATAAAGCGTTGGCTAAATTATTAAACAATTTACCTTGTGGAACAAACACGCAAAAGATAAATTCCTTAGAGAAAGAATATGTAGTTATAAAGAGGTTGATATATACACTAATATTTGTTGTTGTAATTGGAACACTTATAAAGGGGTTTTTATAATGAATAAAATCAAGGCTTACTCATACTCAAAAAGGGTTGGTGAACGTTTAGAGAGAATACAGCACGATATTAAAGATGTCTCTAAGGCGTTGGGTATGTTACAGCAAAAAATAGATAGGCTATTTCTGGATGTTATAGCCAAAGAAATGAACAAGGAGGAGAAAAATGGCAGCAAAAAAAGGTGATTGTGGAAAAAATCCGCGTGTTGGGAAGAAGGGCGATTCAAAACCAAGTAGAGGAAGAGGAAGAAGGAGGAGAAGATGAACGCATTAACTAACATATTGGGATGGATAACAAAGAATATAGGTTTAATTATAGGTGTAGTTGAGGCTTTAACTAAAGTTTTGGCAGGTATAGCAAGTTTAACACCTACAGAAAAAGATGACAAGATAGTAGCTTGGATAGAAGAACACAAGTTATCAGCTAAGTTACAAAAGGTGGCTGATTTTTTGGAACAATCCGGCAAATAATTAAGATAGGTAAGACTATTGTGTTTGTCGGTAAACATACTAAAGTAGGTAACCTAAGAACACCTGAACATAGACTTAACGAGTTTATGAATATAGGTGGTAAGGAATATTTCGGTTTTAAATTTGAGGTAAGGTTTTGAGAAAGTTAATTTCTTGGACAATTATCTTCATCTGCTTAATACCTATATGGACGTGCATTGTACTAATGTTTCCTTTCTGGTGGATAGCAGACAAAGTTAAGAATAAACTCTAAACGTAAGACTAAACCTTACATTTAGGTAAATGATTAAACAAAAAGTATATCATTTTAGTTAACAAAAATGATAAGTTAATGTATTTGAGTATGACTATACTCAATATAAGACTATACTCGATAGGCTATACTCAATATAGGAGATAAGCTATGAAAGTTAAAGACCTGGCTAAAGACGATATAGGTAAGTTTTGTGTTGTTCAATGGTATGACACAAGAATAGATATAGACGAAACTTTAGATAAGGTGGTTCAAGAAGGCCTTATTCACATATTTTCTTCCGGATGGATACGATACTTTGACGAGACTCGCATAATCCTTTCACACTCATTCTCACCCGACCACAACAAACAAGATTTACTTACTATTCCTGTTTCTTGGATAAGCACAATTAACATCATTACAGACAAAACCCCTTGAAAACATTGGCTTAAAAAAAGTCCAAAAAAACCTTGACAATTATTTTTAGTTGTGATAATCTTAGTTATGCGAAATGGGGTTAGAATGAAAAAACTTAAAAAACAAATTGAAATTAACAGGGGAGTAGGTTCTGACAAACCAGACTACTGCAAAAGTAGAGCTAACCCCTACCTGCTCCCTTTACTATTTATGTTTCTTTTTACCTGCACAGCATTAAGTAATCCACTCCCTAAACACGAAATCAAAAAAATAAATAAAGTAGCAGACGAATATGCTTTGGTAGGCAAAAGTAGAACCCTACTCTTTGTCATTAGAATTGTCGAGGACGGCTCTGTTGGCAGAGAGTTTGGGGTTCTACATCCTCAAGCTATGAGATATAAAGACCCTGAAAAGAGCTTTATTACACAGGCAAAATGGGCGGCGGGAACTATTAAGAAGCGTTATACTGGTGATTTAAAGGCTTTTGCTGACAGATGGTGTCCGACTAAAGGTGATTTAACTAAAAAAGAAAAAGAGTTAAATAAAAACTGGTATCCAAACGCAAAGCATTGGATGGATAAGTTGTGCAAAGAGTAAATGAACAATGTTTAAAATGTAAACACGAATGTAAACAATGGCTTGTAAACAAAATAATAAAGTGTCCATTGTTTAAAAGAAAGGGGGTTAGTGATGAACCATTTAACAAGTTACAGAGAAAAGACAGCTAGTTGTGCTTATTGCAACGGGGAAGGGTATGTGAATATGCCTAATTATGAAGATTTTATAGGGTTATTAACAACAATTAGGGGCAGTAGTTTACCTGTATGGGATAGTTTTAAACATTGGCGTAGGACAGGTGAGGTAATTTGTCCGGAATGTTTAGGTAGAGGAAAATGGATAGAAAGAATATAAAGGGGGTTAGTATGACAAGTGAATGGATTAACGGTGCAGAATTTTTAGCAAGGTTTGCTTTAGTTACAGGCAAGATAGATAAAGGAACATTCAACTCTTTAAAAGAAATTATCAATACTGTAATAGAGAGAGAAGTAAGTAAAGACTTAGATAACCAACAAAAAGAGTTAATAAAAGAAGGTGTTTTATGAAAACAAAAGCTCATCAGAGATACAAATTAAAGAATGGGGTAATAGTTCCCGGGGCAACAACAGTAATAAACTCTAACTTAGGATGGAACAAAAATGTGCTTATCGACTGGGCTAAAAGAACGGCTAAAGAAGGCAAAGACCCCGACAAAGTTAGAGATAAGGCTGCTGAAATAGGCACAATAGCACACTATCTATGCGAGTGTGATGCAAGAAGGATAGAGCCTGACTTAAAAGACTATGCACCTGCGGATGTAGAAATAGCCGAAACCTGTTTCTTAGGTTATTTAGAATGGAAAAAACAACATAAGATAGGTGAGATATATCCTGAAACACAGCTTGTATCAGAACAACACAGATACGGTGGAACAATAGATATGCTTTACAAGGTGGATGGAAAATGGATATTAGCTGACATTAAAACTTCTAAAGGGGTTTATGCAGAAGCTCATATACAATTGGCAGCATATTACCACCTATGTAAAGAAAACGGTTATGATATAACAGACACCTACATACTACACTTTGATAAGAAAGGTAACTTTGCAACACACACAGTTAAAAAACTTGATACTTATTGGGAAATATTTAAGAATTGTTTAAACTTACATAGATTAAAGAAGGAGGTGTAATGAACATTCTAACAATCTTGAACAAAATACAACAAGAACTAAAAATACCTAAAAAACGGTATAACAAATTCGGAGAGTTTTACTTTCGTTCTTGTGAGGACATTTTAGAAGCTGTTAAGCCTTTGCTGAAAAAATACAATGTTGCCATCGTTTTAAGCGATGAGATGGTCCACTTGGGTGATAGATACTATATTAAAGCCACCGCAGTTCTAATGAAAGAGGGGAATTATCGTTCTACTGGACCAACATTTGATTACGAGGGAAGTATAGGGGCTACCAGCTACGCAAGAGAACCAGAGAACAAAAAAAAGATGGACGATTCTCAACTCACAGGAACAGCTTCAAGTTACGCCAGAAAGTATGCTCTTAACGGATTGCTTTGTATAGACGACACAAAAGATGCAGATACAAACGAACATCATCAACAATCAGGAATGGATAAGAGCCAAAATAAAGAGGGCTTTAAACCTAAGGTCCACCAAACTACGGATAAACCCCCAAAACCCTCTCAAAATCCATCCTCGCACGAATACGGGCATAATGAGAAGAAGGTCTTAGAGCAAAAACTAACAATAGCAGAAGAAAAGTTATCTAAAGAAGAATTTGAGCATTGTTTAAAAAGGTTCGGGGTGTATAATAGTTATAAGCAAGGTGATTTCTCAAATGGGTTGTTGGTTAATATGAGAAAGGCTGTAAATGCTATGGAAAGTTTGTATAAAGGAGGGCAAAATGAAAGAATTTAAAGTAATACAAACAAAAGAAACTAATTACAAAGTTGAAGATTTGGTTCAAGAAAACATAAACAAGATATATAAAGGAGGGGAAAAATGAATCAAGTGTGTTTAATTGGTAACTTAACTAAAGATGTTGAGTTAAGATACACTCCACAGGAGACTGCTGTTGTTAACTTGTCTGTTGCGGTTAACAGAAATAAAGATGAGGTATCTTTTTTTGATGCAGTAGCTTTTGGTAAGACAGCTGAAATATGTTCACAATACTTATCTAAAGGGAGTAAGGTAGGTATTTCAGGAAGGTTACAGCAGGACAGATGGGAAAAAGATGGAGAAAAGAGAAGTAAAGTAAGAATAATTATTAACAGAATAGACTTTTTAGACCCTAAAGAATATGAAACTGCAACTACGAGCTAAAGTAGAAAAATCACAGATAGTCTGGCAGAACCCGGAAAGGTTGTCTAACTTATTACAATCCTTATCCGGAAAAGAAGTATTTGTTACTATCAAAGAATTTAAGCCTAACAGGAGTTTGAACCAGAACAGTTATTATTGGGGCATAGTAATAGAAATCCTTTCAGACTTTACCGGATACTCAAGAGACGAAATGCACGAAGTATTAAAGACTAAGTTTCTTTCCTACAAAGTTAAGATTTTGCACGAAGAATTTGTAATAACCAAAAGCACAACATCACTAACAACACAAGAGTTTGAAGATTATCTAAGACTTATTAGGGAGTGGGCCTCAACGATGGGCTGTTATATCCCTCTCCCTAATGAGATAGGTTTTTAGAATAATCCTTGACATTAAATGAGGAAATGATAAAATATGGGTGATGAGCAAAGAGGTGTTTATAATTCAATTAACAAACAAGACAAAAACAGACGGTGGGAGCTCATCAGTCTTGCCCTAAAGGCATCTCTGCCCCGCCGTCTTTCTTTTATACAATGGCCTTAATTCCTAACGGGTGTGTTTTAATAGCACGGAAAGTTCAAGAAAACAAGATGTGGGATAAACCTGCGTGGTGGCTTAAGGTTTTCTGTTATCTTATTATGGAAGTTTCCTTCAAAGATAAGAAGAACAAAAGAGGAAGTGCCTTCTTTAAATATAAGGATATATATAAAGACTGCAACCTTGACAGAGAAGGAATAAAACCAGAAACGATAGACAATCTCGTGCGTTGGATGAGGAAAGAGGGAATTTGCACGACACAGAAAACGACACGAGGAATTAACATAACCATTTGTAACTACAACACTTACCAAAACATAACCAACTACAAAAACGACAGCATAAACGAGATGAAAACGAGACAGAAACGAGACAGAAACGAGACTATAACTAAAGAATGTAATAATGGTATAAATGGTAATAATGATAAAGAGATTGATTTTTCTCTGTATCCTTTCTTAAACAACAAAGAATTTAAAGATAGTTGGGATGATTGGTTAGAGGTAAGAAAGAAGCTGAAAGTACCCGCAACAAAGCGTGCTTTTACCATAGCGTTAAATAAGCTACACAAGCAACCCTTAGAAACAGCGGTGGATATGTTGGAACAAGCCATAGAAAGAGGGTGGAAAGGTATTTATCCATTACAGGAAAGCAAGAAACAGGAAAAAGGGGGAAGGGAGAAATGGTTACAAGAAAACAGTTAAGCGAAAGGTTGGAAGATTTTGAAGCGTTATCAGGCATAGAATACAGTAGAAAAGCGTGTGAGATTTGGTATAAACATTTTAAAGACTGGGAAGAAGGTAGATTTAACCGTTATTGTGATAAGGTTGAAAAGGAAATAAAGTGGCACATTTTACCCACCCCCGGGGATATAATTAAAAAGGCTGAAATCAAGAAGTATGTATAAAAAGCGAGGTGGATATGTTTGCTAAAGAATACGAAAAGGAAGCTCAAGAGTGTTTAGAAGAGATTAAGTTCTGGCGAGGAAGAATATCCAACAACAGAAACAACACAAAGATTAGAAGGCAGTGTTTAGAAATTATAGATCTGTTATTAGCAAAAAGAAAGGTTGCCTTATGGAAAACAAAACGTTGGTTGAATATTGGAGTGAGGCGGTTGAAAGATATGAAGAACGCAGAAAAAGAGGTAAACCGGAATTTGAGACAGGACTAAAATGGGTAGACGAAGCTACTGATGGTCTTAGACGAGGCGATATTTGGGTGGTAGCGGGTAAATCAGGGTCAGGTAAAACTACCTTAGCCTTACAAATGGCTCGTAACTTTGCTGATAACAAAGACCATTCTATTTTATTTTTAAGTTTAGAAATGAGGGGGTGGGAACTGGTAACAAGAATGTTTTGTGAAATGCAGGGTGCAGATTTCGCACAATTAAGAAAAGGATACTTTCCTAAAAACTTCAAAGAAAGAGAAAAAACCTTCCGAGAATACATTAAAAACATAGATTTTGAGATATTTGAATATGGATATAAGTTTTCTGAAGTGGAAAAGATTATAGAAACAGCCTATAAAACTAAAAAACCTGACGTAATTTTCTTAGATTTTTTACAGCTTATAGAATGGAAAACGTATAGAGAAGAACATATAGCTTTAATGGAATATACTCGCAAGATTAAAGAGTTAGCTAATAAAATGCAGATAGCTTTTGTAATTATATCGCAGTTAAGACGATTACCTTCAGGGGTTAATTATGAAAGACCACCGGACATAATAGATTTAAAAGGTTCAGGGGCAATAGAAAACGCAGCTGATAAGATATTACTTATTTATACAATAGAAGCAGACGAACAAAGAGAACATTACATAAACTTAGCCAAGAACAGACAGGGAGAAACAAAAACAGAACAGGTATTTTTTGATGGGGCTAAATACAGGTTTAGAGATATGGATAAAGTCCGTACAGAATATTCAGAAATATTCGGATTGTGAGGAGGCTTGATAATGCAAAAAGCAGAGGTTTGTATATGTGGTGGAAGGATGGTAAAGAATGGGATTAAAAATGGTAAACAACAATATTTATGTAGAGAGTGTGGTAAACAAACAACCTTTCCCTTAAATAAAGAAGATTAAATATATAGAAAAAATTGAACTATTGTTTGGAGTGTTTAGATGGCAAAAAGTGAAAGAAAGTAGAAAAGAACAACTGCCACGTTTCACACGTAATCCCCAGGAGGCAAAAGATGAAAGTAGAAATAAAAAGACGGGACACTAACGAAATAATAGTATCTGGCAAATACAAGAGCATAAGAGACTGTATAGAACAAAACAAAAACAGAAGTTTTTATAGAGCTAATCTTTACTCTGCTGACCTTCGCTATGCTGACCTTCGCTATGCTGACCTTCGCTCTGCTGACCTTCACTCTGCTGACCTTCGCCATGCTAACCTTCACTCTGCTGACCTTCGCCATGCTAACCTTCGCTATGCTGACCTTCGCTATGCTGACCTTCGCTCTGCTGACCTTTGCTCTGCTGACCTTCGCTCTGTTAAAGGTATAAGCAAACAAATAACAACTCCGCTATATGGTATATTAGACCAAATAGGCAAGATAAGAGCCTATAAACTTGTTAATAAAAACAACGAAGGGATATATAACGGGGGAATTCAATATTTAAAAGGGAAAACAGTAAAAGAACCTAATGCTGATATTGATGAACAAAACCAGTGCGGGGCAGGGATAAATCTTGCTACATTAGACTGGTGCATAAGGGGATGGAAAGAGGGGTTTAAAATTTTGATATGTGAATTTACCAAGAAAGACATAGCTTGTATTCCAATAGGCAGTGATGGCAAGTTTAGAGTGTATAAGTGTAGGGTTGTAGGTGAGAAGAAATTGGAAGATTTGGGATTGAGAGGTAAAAGATAAAAGATAAAGAAAAAATCCAGCCAATAGATATATACGAGTTAGACAAGGCGGTAGAGAGAAAAGACCCAGTTACTCCAATAATCTATCGTATAGCCAGAACCCTAAATGAAGTAATAATGAGGCTTAATGAACAGGAGGTAAAAGAGAGGTGAGAGGTAATAATGGCAAAAAGTAAAAGAAAGAAACTCACAGACAAATTAGACAAGTTAGTAAGAGAACTAACCATTTCAAGAGACAACTCTATCTGTCAACATTGCCGGAAGAAGGTAGAAAGACATAACCTCCACGTTTCTCACGTTATACCACGCAGTAAAGGTAATGCTTTAAGGTGGGATTTACAGAACTTGAAGGTTCTTTGTTTCCATTGTCATTTAAATTGGTGGCACAAGAATCCGGTTGAATCCGGAGAATGGTTTAAAAAGACTTTTCCTGTAAGATGGGAATACCTACAAGAAAGGAAAGAGGAAATAATAAAGTTCACTACCACGGATTTAGAGGAGATGGTTGAATATTACAAGAAGAAGTTAAAAGATAAAGAAAAAAGAAAGGGGGTAATAGTATGATAAAGAAATTAACTAAATCACAAGAGGCTCAAATCCCACAACATATTAAAAAGTGGGTAGATAAAGCCTCTACACCAATGAACCATAAACAAGCTATAACAGCAACAAAAGCAATTTATAGAGCTATGGGAGAAGAAGAACCGGTTGTTATATTCGGACTTTCTCCTTTTAACACAACTTTATTATGTGCTTTATTCTATACTCTAACAAAAGAGAAAAAGAAAGACTTTCGCTCACAGCTTTACTCACAGCTTCACTCACAGCTTGACTCACAGCTTCACTCACAGCTTCACTCACAGCTTTACTCACAGCTTGACTCACAGCTTTACTCACAGCTTTACTCACAGCTTCACTCACAGCTTGACTCACAGCTTGACTCACAGCTTTACTCACAGCTTGACTCACAGCTTTACTCACAGCTTCACTCACAGCTTTACTCACAGCTTCACTCACAGCTTGACTCACAGCTTCACTCACAGCTTCACTCACAGCTTTACTCACAGCTTGACCCACAGCTTCACTCACAGCTTGACCCACAGCTTTACTCACAGCTTGACCCACAGCTTGACTCACAGCTTGAAAAAATAAATAAAGACTGGTATTTAGGTGTTTGGTGGCTATCTTGGTGCGGATGGTATGAATACGCAAAGATGGTAGGGGTAAAGTTTGATGAGGGAAATTACAACCTTTTTATGGATTTTAATAGTGAGGTCAATTTTATTATTTCCTATAAAGGCATATCTTTTATAAGTGAGAAACCAAAAAAGGTACACTGGAAAAACAACTCATTACACAACGAAAAGGGCAAAGCAGTAGAATATCCAGACGGATATGGTATATATTGCCTAAATGGGGTAAGAGTGCCGGAAGAAATAGTAACTACTTCTGCTGAAAAGATAGACCCGCAAATAATGTTAAAAGAAAAGAACGCAGAAGTAAGGAGAGAAATAGTAAGAAAAATAGGAATAGAAAGAATATGCCAGAAATTAGGTGCGGAGTGTATAGATAAACAAGACGATTATGAGTTATTATTATTAGACCTGCAAGACGGCAGAAAGAGACCTTACCTAAAAATGTTAAATCCGAGTATAGGAACATACCACATTGAAGGAGTATCGCCAGAGATAAGAACAGTAGAACAAGCTCTTAATTGGCGTAACGGGATAGAAGGTAAACCAATAAAACTAACTTAAACAGGAGGAAAAAATGAAATATTATCAACAAGGAGACGTCTTATTAAAGACAACACAAGGCATAAAAGGAAAGAAACTTAACCATTTAACTTTAGCAGAGGGAGAAGTATCAGGACACCACCATACTATTACAAAAGGTGAAGCAGAACTTTATGAACACGAAGGGACTTTATTTTTAAGAGTAACAGGAGAAGAAGCAGACCTAACACACCAAGAACATAACACAATAACATTACCTAAAGGTGATTATGAAGTAGGTATAGCGCAGGAATACGACCATTTCGCAGAAGAAGCAAGAAATGTTGCTGATTAAAGAAAGGGGATAAATTATGAAAGTATGGCAAGTAGAAGATAAAGACATAAACAACTTCTTAATGATAGATATTGAAACATTGAAAAGCTGACTAAATATTGGAACATAAGAGAAGTAAAGTTGCCGGAAGAAGAAAGGAAGATAGATAAAGTAGCCCTGACAGAAGATTTTGGATATTACGAGTTTACAGACACAGCTGTAAGAAAGAAACTTAACGAAATAATAGACCATATAAACGGAGATACCCAATGTTAATCATAATCGGCATATTTATAGGCTTTTACTTAGGTTTAATTATCGGGTTAGTGTTTAGGAAAAAGGAATATATAGATAAATGGAATGGGAACTAATTATATTACTAACAATGGCTTTAATTATATACGAATGGAAGTGTAGATGAAAGAAAAGTCTAAACTCATAGACCATATAGCCAAGACAATAAAGAACGGAGATGTAAAAACAACCTTCCAAGACGGTGTAGTAGTAAAAGTAAGTTTCAGGGTAAACGATAAAGAGAACATATTAACCTTAGAGGATTTGAAAGGAGAGTGAGATGGAAAAGTATCAGAAGGGAGAGGATAAACAATGAAAGACATAATGATAGATATTGAAACATTAGGAACAGGCACAAGAGGTCTTATAACCCAAATAGGAGCTTGTTATTTTGATAGAAATACAGGTGAAATAGGAGATAAATTCTGTGAAAATATACAAATACAAGATGCTTTAGATAATGGTTTTGAAGTAAGGGGTGACACTATTAAATTCTGGTTAGAACAGGATAAAGAAGTAATCCAAAAGATGATTAAAAATGCCTTACCTGTAACAAATGCGGGAATAAAGTATGTGGTAGAAGAGAAAGAGTTGTCGGAAGAAACAGGAACATATATAAAGAAATATAAAAGGGGGTTAGAATGAATAAGAAATTGGAGCTATTAAAATGGATGAAAAGAAAGGAAGTTTTTGCTACCCACGAAGTAGTAGAGTGGGGGATGAGAAACTATTATCTCCGGGCAGACAGAACGAAGAGGGATTTTCAGGAACAGGGATTGATAAGAAAATTAGGGAGATTGGAAAAGGAATGTAAAGGGTATACCTGCAAAGATGATGTGTATAAGGCGAAGGGAGAGGAGATATTAGAATATTTACAGCCGAGTTTATTTAAACAAGAGAGGTAGGGAAATTATGTTAACCTTATTTGATGATAAGCTAAGAAGGACAGGTAGAACAACAAGAATGTTAGAGGAAGCAAAGAAACTGGCTGAAGGGGGAAGAGCAGTATATATTGTTGCTGCGAACAAGAAACACCAATTACAGCTTGCTAAACTTTTGGGTGACGGAAATCCTTATAGTTGTGTGTCTGGAATCAAAGTCGAAACAGAGAATTCTCTTAGTAATTTTGATTGGGAGACTCTTTCTTTAAAAGGAGCTCATCCGAATTGTGTTGTGTTTGTAGACCATTTTGCAATAGAAGAAAAACTGTCAAGAGTGCTAAGACCTTTCCGTAAAGCGATAGAAGAAATAAATAAATATTAGGAGGTATAAGATGATTAAAAAACCAAAAAAGAAAAAAGTATATGGTAGTGACGATAAAAGTATGCATAAGGTAGAAAAAAAACTTATATCTGCCTATAAAACACAATAAAATCAAGGAGAGGTTAT